GAGCCGGTCCATGCAACTTCAAAACTGGCGCTCCGGACCGCCTCCTCGGCCGATGCCGACAGCGAACACGATCTATGCTGAAGGGCCTTGCCGCCTGCAATGAACTTGACTTCTTCGAGCATCAGGTTGCAACCGCCTCGAGTGTCGCCGGCATGATCAGCGGCGTGGCGCTTCTGTTTCGCTGCACAAGCTCGGTTGCACGTTCCGGCGCCGCGTAAAGATCGTACGCCAGCACGGTCGAGGGCAGCGATACGTTGGTTTCGACGCGCACCAGCGGCGCGCGGCTGGCCGCGATATCCGACAGGGCGCGCACCGCCGCTCCCGAGAGCATCACCAGGAAGTCAACCGCATCCGCACCGGCCTGCCCAAGGAGAGGATAGATAGCGGCAACCTCGTCCGACAGCCGCGCACGCGCCGCGATCGCATCCTGCCGCGACGGATAGTCGGCCCTCACAGCCGCAAAGCAGCCGGCCACGGCGAGACAGTAGCGTGCCACCATGCCATCCGGATCGAGCTTGCTTACGGCGTCGACAAGCGATGCAGGCTCCGACGCCTCCCCAACGAGGCGAGCAAGATCGAGCGCCGCGGCATTCGTCCCGGCAGCGGCGAAGCCTGACACGCGGGCGAGGTCCTCACCGTCGCTGACAAGGCGATCGGCAAGGTCGAGAAGCAGGGTGAACGTCTCGTCCATGACTTACAATCCCGCCAACGCCGCTGCAGCGATCGCCGCCCCGGCTGCGAAAATGGAACGTAGACCTGCAAGCGCGTTTCCCGCCGAGGCTGCCGCTACGCCCGCCTGTACGAAATCGAGGTCGTAGGCGAGGTAACCCGCCTGGTCGCGTTCGCGATGCCGTCGGCAACTGACGCAATGCATCATGCGAGCAGCATCGATCGGCAGGATCAAAAGCGACGGCCCCGGTGCCGCGCACGCAGCTTCCAGTGCGTGACCCGCTCTGTCAGCCGCGTCGCCCGCAACGTAGGCCCGTACATAGAAATCCCGGGCCAGCACGCCCATGTCTTCGGTGACCGGCGCTTCGCCACCCGAAATGTCGTGCACCGCAACGCGTCGGCCGACAGTCCCGTCTTCGGCCTCGACGTGAAATGAGACGCCACGAAACGATGCCCGCCGCAGCGTGCCAAGCCAGTTCCTCGCCATCTCTTTCCTCTCGGATCAAACGGGGCCAGGCAAGCGGCCGGCATTGGGCATTGTGCGTCCGGGGTTGCCGGTGGCCAACTGCCCCGACGGGCGGCCGTTCAGGCTGCCAATCGGCCGCATCAGGTCGGCCCCGGCCGCCCGGATGGCAGCGGCGGCCTGTTCGCCAGCGCGTACGATGGCATCGGCCGCGCTGGATATGGCGCTGCCCGCCTGGTCGCCCGCGTTGCCGAGACTGGTGCCCGCAAGCTTGATCGACTGTGCAGCCTGGTCGCCACCGTCCTTCAGGGCATCGCCGGCTTCACCCATCAAGGCTTCGCGGATGCCTCCGGGCTGTGCGGCATCGAGCGCCGCTATCCGGCTCTGTTCGTCGGCTGCTGCCTGTTGGCGCATGCCTTGCGGCGACGGCGCAACGAACCTGTCGTAGCCCAGCTCCGGCAACACCATGTTCGGGTCCGGTCGCGCCGTTGGTATTGGGGCCAGCGCTGGAAGATTCCTCGCATCGACGTGCGAGGCTACAGCATCCTGCCGCCTCGATGGCAGTTCGGGCGAGACAGCCATTAGGCCGGCCTCCGCCTTCTTGCCCTCTTCCGAACGCCACCCACCCTCGAAAGCAACCAGCCCCCGAGCCTCTGGATTGAACCAGTTGCGCGCGCGCCAGATGCTTTGCTGACTGGCGTTCAGCCCCCGCTTGGTCAGGCCTTGGGTGATCGCCTCGTCAAAATCGAGGAAGTTGCTCACCCCGTCCAGCGCCTGCGAGATCGGGTTTGAAACGGTGGTTCCGAGCGATGTCTTGAAACGATCCCACGACGAAGCCATACGGTCGAGCTTGGACTGATTGTCCGCAAGGATCTGTGCGAGGTCCTGCAGCGTTGCCCCGTCGACATTGGCAAGGGCTTGCTGGAAACCTTCCATGTCTTCCCGCCCCTGCAAAAGCGCGCGCATGCCGACCTGGAACTGGGCATCGGTGAACAATTGCGGGATCTTCGACAGGTCCCCCTTCGTCGCCTTCTGGGCAAGGTCGAGGAACGCGTCGACCAGGTCGCGACCCTCTTTGCGGGCTTGGCCCAGTTCCTTCCGGAGGTCGATGCCGAATTTGGCGAATTTCTTGACTGTCTCGTCGCTCTCCATCTTCTGGAAAATGTTCTGCGCCGCGGTCGCGGCCTCGCTTGCCGAGCCGGTGCGCTGCCGGATCGTCTGGAGCATGGCCGCAAGCTTGGCCAGGCCCTTTTCGCCACGGTATCCCAGCGCCGCGAAGGCAGGGGCCATCGAGGGCAGATACTGCGCCATGTCCTTGAGTTCGAACTTGCCCTGCTTGCCGGCCGTCACCAGAATATCGAAGGCGCGTTGCATCCTGTCGCCGGCGATATCGAAGGAATTGCCCACAGCGTCCGCCGTCGTGGCAATATCGGCGATGTCTGCGCCGGCGGCTTGCGCCGTTGCGGCGACGGCTGGCAGGAAGCTCATGGCATCCTCGGCCGAGCGGCCGGCCGCAACAAGCGTCTCCAGCCCCGACGTCACCTCGTCCTGGCTGATCGCGTAGTCGCGGCTGGTCCGGTTGATCGTCTTCAACATGCCGTCAACGGCGTCACGACCCTTGCCCGCGTTGACCGCGATCCGGTTCAGCCGCCGCTCGACCGCTGCATAGGCGGTGACGCTGTTCTTGAGCCCATAGGCAATGGCCGTGGGAGCCAACAGGCGCATCGAGGCGGCAATGGCACGGCTGCTCGTCGACGCCATGAGCGTCTGCGACCGGGTGAAGGCCTTTGCCTGTCGGTCGACCTTGCCAAGTTCCTTCTGCAGCGTCTGCAAGGCTCGCATGGAACCCAGCTTCGAGCTGATCTTGAGGATCGCCTCGATTTCGCGGTTAGCCACGCTTCACCCTTGTTCGTTCGGCCCAGTTCACAAACCGGTCGAACCACCGGCCGATTTCATCGAAATCCAGATCGCCGATCACGTCGATCCGCTGTCCGGCCCGGAAGATGAGTTCGTCAGCTTGGCGCGCCGTTTGTGCGCTTCCGTAAAAAAACCCGTCACGGCATCCTTCACGGCAATCGAGTCGACGAGGTCGAGATCGTCGAGGCATTCCCGCCCGGGCTTGCCGGCGACGGGCAGCCGGTCGAGATAGGCCTCGATGCGATCAAGATGCTCGATCACGAAACGGCCCTGCCCGTCCGGACCCGAATGCACCTCGACCGGATCGCCGATGGCGATATGGTCGCGCAGCTTTGGCGCACGCAAAGTGACGCTGTTGAAGGTCTGTCCGTGCGCTTCATATTTCCGCGAGAGCGGAACCACCGTTTCGGACATCAGCCAAGCTTCCGGTAGGAATCTGCACGGATGCCGAGCTGGGAAAGCTCGCCATTGATGCGGTTGGCCGATGGCTTGCCGGTCCAGAAGGCTGACGTGAACATATGCGTCACGCCCGTCTTTTCCTCGACGATGGTGATGTTGTGGCGGTCGGCGTTGAGAAGCTGGTCGTAGTTGATGCCGTCATCGGCAAAAACCACCTCCGCGCCCGGCGCATCCGGCGTAATGATGCGGTCGACGCTCCCGTCCTGATTGGTGACCGCGTCGTTGGATTGATGCGCGCCGAGAATATTGACGGTGCCGCGCAGCGAGAGCCGGTAGCCGGTCGAGCCGGTCACGGTGATCCTGCCGCCGAAATCGCGTCCGGCCATGATCCTGTCCTTTCCTGATCGATGATTGTTCTAGAAGTCGCGGCGACCGTCCGGCCGCCGCGTGCAATCACGCCGCTTGGCGGAATTGCGAATACACCACGGCATTCGCCGCCACGATGTCGAGCGGGTTCACCATGTCGATCGGGGCATAGATGTCGACACGGTTCGGATTGTCGGCATTGCGCTCGACCCGCAATTGCTTGGCGGCTTCGTCCGCGTTCTCCAGCACCCCGGTCAGCACCATGGCCTGGTAGGAATGCATGAAGGTGGCGGCGATGTCCCGCGTCGTCGAAACGGACTGCACATTCCCAGGATTGTCGTTCGCGATCGCCTTCTGGCCGTGTTCGAACATCAGGTCGGTGCGGAATTTGCGCAGCGCGTAGACCAGTTGCCCGATCTTCTGGACATCACGAAACGTCGTGTCGGGCGCGCCGAGCGTCGTGCGCTGCATGGTGATCATCTTGTCGATCAGCACCCGCCCCGACTGGTCGACGGACCATGTCGAGACACCGGAGCGCAGGAAGGCGTCGCGCGTGGCGTAGCCATACCATTTCGACCGGTCGCGCGGCGGTGCGATGCCTTCGACCGACAATCCAGTCTGGTTGCGCGAGACATTGCCGGTGGAGCCGTCCGCAAGCCAAGGTACGATGCGCGCCGCGATCGCCGCCGCCCATTGCCAGGAAGGCTGCGGCACCGATGCCGACGACGGACGCGGGATCAGGCTGATATGGCGATTGTCCTGCGCCAGGCCTGCAGTGGTCAGGTTGGCGATGGTGTCGGTCTGCGGGTAGAAGACATGGCCGTAGACCTGCCGGTTCCATGCCCAGCGCCCGGCCACGTCGGACAACAGCGCCTTGTAGCGTCCGACATTGATTGCATCCGCAAAGGGCGACACGATCCAGTCGAACGGATCGTCGCCGAGTGCCGCCAGTCCTGCGGAAAGGTCGGGGCTGCCGACGCCCGCCGTGGTGGTGGCGAAGGTGAGATTGCCGGTGAACGCATTCGCGCCTGTCAGGACAGGAACGGCAATATCGATGTCCGAGAGTGCGAGGCCCTTGTGCCGCGCGGTCAAGGTCACCACCGCTCCGGCAACGGCCGACGTGTATGGCAAGGACGCTTCGGTAAGCGGGTTCCAGTAGCCATTGAGCGCGGCATTGAGCGCAGCAGCCGCCATCGCAGCCGTATCGCCCGCGGCGATTGTGATGCCGATCGCCTCGCCGGCAACCTCGATGACGCCAAAGCCGCCTGCTGCTGGCACGGAATTGACCGTGATGGTTCGCACTTCGGCAGTGCCGGTCTCCGTTGCCGGCAGGCACCAGATTTCCTGTGCCGGCGCGTTGCGGCGGGCAAGGCGCATCATGTCGTCCAGCATCGAGCCGGCCCCGAAAAGCTGCCTCGCCTCGAGCGTCGACGAACACATGACGGGCACGTCGAGCGCTGCGCTGCCGGCCGCAATCTTGTGGCCGACCAGCAAAAGACGCGCCGCGTTTTCGAACTGGCCACCGGAATTGATCTCGAAGGTGAAGATCGGCGCGACGATGTTGCCGGGGATGGTGTTGAACACGGGCATCTCTATTTCCCTTTGCTCTTGCCGCGCGGCTCTGCGGCGGGTTGATTGGCGGTAGCTGGCGCCGGTTCATCTGCCACCTCGACAATGTCGCGGTCGGCAATCAGCGCCATGTAGAAAGGATCTTCCGGATCGATGCTTTCGCCGTCCGGCGACTGGGTGAACAGCCGGCCGCCGCGGTCCGGCATCGGCACCATGCAGCTCGGGTCGGCAAGGCGATAACGCTTAGGCATCAAGGTCTCCTGTCGAGGCGATCGGGTCGGTACCCGGTGCGGTATGGACGGCTATCCCCGCAAGAGGCGTCGATGCCTGCCCCTCGAAATGGGCGGCGAGCGCGGCAAGTTTCGTGCGCGCATAGGAACCGTCCGGAAGCGCTGCCGCCAAACCCTTCACAGGTTCCGGCAGACCACCATTGACCCGGTCGAAACGGTCCTGCGGAATGCCGCAGGTAAGCCGGATCGTGGTGCGCTGCCAGCGCAGGCCGAGGTTCGGCACCGAAAACGGCTCCTCCTCGATGCGGCGAATCCCAAGATGGCACTTGCGGAACAGCTCGCCCGCGTTTGCTTCGGTCAAAAGGTAGATGACCTGCGAGACGAGCGCCGCAAGGACCAGGCGAGCCTCGGGATCGTCGCCCGCCATGGCGTCGGCATAGGCAACGTTCTCTTCGTCCTTCTCGGCCACGGCAAGTTCTGCGATGATTTCCAGCACGGCTTCGCATTCGCCGTCGTCGAATGCAGCGGCGTCACCACGCTGCGCAATGCGGCTTGATGCGGTGTAGAATGACAGGACCGGCGTATAGGCCAGCGCCTCGTCGAGGTCGCCGACCGCGACGCTGCGGCTGTCATAGGCCCGCTTGCCGGCGAGCGTCGGAAAGCCGGTGCCAGCCAGCAACGCGGCATAGGGCGTCACCACCTCGATTGCAGCGAGGCGGAGGGCTTCGGCGGAAAACATGAACCCTTACCGGCTGCTGTTGAGGTAAAAGACGGCGCGCTGCGTCCCGTCCCTGTCGACATTCATGATGTCGTAGCTTTTGCCGCCGACCGTCATGCGGTCGCCACGACCGGGAACATGGGGCCAGCAGGCCACATGCGCTGTCACCACGGCCTCGAAACTCACCGGAAGTGCCTTGCTGGACGGGTCTCCCGCAAAGCGGCCCGAAGCTGCAAGTGCGGGAACGCCGGTTTCGAACGTTCCGGAAGCACTGAACGCCGCCCGGCTGCCGTCCTCGACGCGCGGCTGGTTGACGCTGACGCCCTCCTTTCGCGGCAGGATGAGGATTTCATCCTTGTCGAAAGCCGAGGCGGCCGCCGTCTCCAGCTTCGCCTCGGCCGCACGCCAGTCCATTGTCAGCCTTGCGCCTTGGCAAGCGCAGCCTTCGCCTCGTCCAACGCATCGAGGGCCAGGCGCTTTTCCTCGCCTTCGGCTGCCCCGGCAATTGCGGCCTCGGCCTGCGCCACGGCATCCTGAAGCTCGGCAAGGTCAGGCTTCTCCACCTGCTTGCCGGCGTCTTTTGCCTTCTTCGGCTCTTCGGTCTCGTAGGCGAAACGGTCATCGACCAGATGCTTGCCATAGGCGCGCGGCACGCGCACGGCCTCGTGTGGCCCGACCTTCCGCTCTTCTGACTTCGTGACGTCTTTCGGCAGGATGCCCCCGTTCGGGAAGGCAACCCACATCGTTTCGGACTTGCTCATGGCGATGAACCTCTCGAATG